CGCCGACAATCAAGCTGATACCCGGCACGACAAGCAATATCACTATATCCGTAAATAATAAGCCTTTCGTGCTGGCTGTACCGGCTGATCTTGCATACAAGCAAGTAATAATCGACTGCGATGCTCAGGTAACGTATTACATTGAGGACGGCGTGAAACACTCGATCAATCAGTATACGACATATGACTATCCTCTGCTTCATCCCGGTGACAATCTCGCATCTGTCACCGGTACGGCAGCGGCAGACGTAATAATCAACGAAAGGTGGCTTTAAGCATGACTGGAAATGGAACGCAGGCAAGTCCGTATATCGTGACGAACTGGAATGAACTTGCACAAGTCTTTCCGACAGCTCAGTATATAGAGCTTGGAAACGATATACAAGCCCCTGATTTATCAACGAATATAACAGCCGGTTATCTTGTGTCACTTGACGGCAAAGGGCATAGTATAACTGGTTTGTATAATGCCTCCGGATACGCTATGACCTTTAATAAGTCAGGCGGTGGATATTTTAATCTGAGTATAAAAAACATAAATTTTTATAATATAAATTGTCAAGGTGACGGATTTATATATATTGTTGGTACGAACGACGGAGGGTATATATACTTACAGAATGCTGTTTTCAGCGGAGATTTACTCTGTAATAATATGCTTAATATAACAAGTTGGCATCAAGTATCTGCAACAAGCGTTGGCGGATATGTCCATACTAACGCTCCAGCTTTTAAAATAGCCACTACTGGCGCTAATGCGTATCTTGCTCATGGTAAGTTTACGCTCGATTATGGTGATATTGAACCTTCGCTGACTAATTCAGTTATTGGTTCTGCGTTAGCTGATAATGTCGATTTTATTATACAATCGCCTGAAAATGGTGGTGTGTATTTCGCAAATTGCCGATATTGTTCATTTATCGGTAGCGGAAACATCAAGATAATATCGAACTCCGGCGTGAACGTTATCGCCGACACTCTTAGCCTTGACGAAAATTCGACCGGAGATAATCACGTACTGCCGATATCTGACATCAAGAATGTTCAAGTTCTTTATGGCTTGGGATTCCCAGCGAGTGGGGTGATATAATGCCCTACGAATTTAGGAATTTAGCTATCCCATACAAACAGGGTGCTGCAAACAGTTTTTACTACGATACGACAACTGATACAGGAGACTATTTATATAATCAACCAATATACAAATGCAAATTCGCATGGACGCAGCAAGGTATATTTACGTATCTTGAAGCAGGAACATATATGATATCTTGCTTCGTAAAAAGCCCTATAGTAAGAACGGTGTCGCTGTCTATAGGAATTGATAACAACTTAGTTTCGCAGTATGCAAGCACAGAAGTAAAAAGCAATTTAGCAACGTTCAACCCGTCAACAATATCATTTGATACCATAGGTGATAACGAATGGCATAGATACAATGGACAAGTAGAAGTTACTAAATCCGGTTATACAATGCCTCGTTTCTATCCAAGAACAGACAATAGCAACTATGTGTTTTTCGCTTGTTTACAAGTAGAATCGGGCACTGAAATGACTTTATTCGAGGGTTATCATAGCACTTGGTATATTGATGATAACGGCGAATTATCTCATACTGACTTTCCAGAAGTACCGGAAAAAGCATTTCAATTACCGCTGCCCAAGTCAGTGTGGCGTGTAGATCCACACTATGAAACGGGATATCCTTTCAATATGCTCATGCCTGCACTCGGATATCTCGATGTATGGGCGCTTGAACGTGAAAACGTACTCAGAGTGTATGATCGCACCGAACCACAGACTGGCTTCAAGAGCAACGGACTTGCAGTTCTTGAGCCTTCTTCGTGTATTTCGATTCACAATGAGGACAGATGGGAAATTGACATAAAGCACCCGTTTGATAAGTGGGGGAAATGGAAAAATCTACTGGTAGAAAATGTGCTAAAAATTGACGGTCAGCTTTTCCGCATCGACCGTCAGAACGCTTACCTTGACGGAGCAGGTGGAGGAATGAACGCTCACGCTTCTCATATCACAAGTGATATGGCTGACGAGCTGATCCTTGAAGCCGATTTTGACGGCGGAAACGGCAACCGCTTTATCCAGTGTGCTATGGCGAGCAAGCTTCCACCGTTTGAGAGCGATGCGTACTTACCGCCGTATGAGTTTACATACAGCTCAGATATCAACGATATACCGGCAGACAAGTTCGAGAACGTAAGCTTACTTGGTATGCTTGTCGGACTTGACAACAGCCTCCTCATGCGTTCCGGAGGCGAACTTTACCGAGATAACTTCTACTTCTCAATCAACAGGCGCATGGAAGGAGCAAAGGACAACGCTTTCTATCTGAGATACAGTCTCGATATGGTAGAAATATCGCAGGAAATAGACTACTCAGATTTCTGCACAACGCTTTATTGCTACGACAACTTCGGAAATATGTGGGGAACAAGCTACGCCGGATCGATAAGCTGGGCGGTACATCATCAGATCATGAGAGCCGTGAAGTTCAACTACAGCCAGTTCGACGGCGCTTTGGAGCGGCTTATGGCTGACGGACAAGCTTACAGCGAGAAATGCTTTACTCCAAAAGTAACATACAAAATAAAAATGGCTGCTTTAAAAAATGATCCTAAGTATGCCGGATTCCTCGAACTTCAGAACTACAACTACGGCGACAGTGGTACTATATACTGCCCTGAGCTTGATATATCGACTACTCAGAAAATAGTTGAAGTTGAGAAAAACGAGATAACCGGCGAAATAATAAGCATGACACTCGGAAATATGCGAAATAGTGTAGTCCGTCCTACGTACATGGGAAGCACTATTTCAAGCGGACATTCTGTCGCTGACAAGGAGTTCGAGGCTCTGATCTCATCGACTATCGGAAGCAACATAGCAGCCTTACAGCGCTATCCTATCAGCAAGCTTCAGAAATACAAGATAAGCATCTTACAAGGAGGCACATGATGGCAACGACATATACGCCGAATTTTGGCTTCGGCAAGCAAGAAAACTATGCAGATACGTTTAGCATGGAAGTAATCACGACTAACTTCGACACGCTCGACACTCTCTTAAAGGATGCCGTCCGGATCAAAGGTGTAGTATCTAAGTATGCTAATCTTCCGGCTAACGCATCGGAGGGTGATACCTATCGAGTGACATACTCAGATGATAACTACGCAGATAATACGCCGTATATGTATCATAACGGCACTTGGATATCGCTGGCGAAAAACAGCTATCTGAAAGCGGAAATTGATAATATCGACCGTGCGGAGCTTGCAAAAATCATTGACGGCGGTGCGAAAAATCTACTCAACGTAACGAAAGCAAGTATAAAGGCTATCAATACCATAGGCAGTTGGAACGGCGATGTATACACACGAAACGACAACGGTAACAGTATGACGTTTACACTTAATTCAGACATGACGATAACTGTCAACGGCACAGCAGCTAACCGCATACAATTCAATCTCAAAAACTCCGGACTGCAAGGTTTTCAAGGCTGTATACTGAGCGGTGGCGGCGTTGCAAGTTTACTGTTCCAAATGTCCGAAAGTCCTTATTCAACTATAGCAAACGATACCGGAAACGGTACTGAATTAGGGGTTTATGATGATAACAAGTCTTACAGTCTATCAATCAACATTTCTGCCGGAGTTACAGTGAATAACCTGACTATAAAGCCGATGATATGCGCTAAATCAGCGTGGATATTATCGACTAAATACGTGCCATACTGCCCACCATTAGCGGAAATATACGCTATGATTCAATCTTAAAAAACGGAGGTAAAGAATTATGGACAGCAGCATTCCTGTAGGATTTTCCGCAGAACAGCTTGAATTTTTAAATTCGAGATATGTGCTTAAAGATGCTTGTATCGAGCGACACGAGGAAGATTCTCAGCGCATTACAAACATACTGGTTACACTTACTAAAGTGAGCAGTCAGATATCTATCATGATAAAGATACTGTCGGTAATCGGCGGTACGGTGTTTACGGCTCTTGTGGGTACTGGTGTAGCAGCGATAGCCGGAGTTATACTTAAATAGCGAGGTGAGCCGCTGAATATGAACGAATGCCAGAAGTGTGCGAAAGAAAATTACAAACAGCTATACACAGAGAGTAAACAAATCTTTGAGAAACAAATAATTACACTTACAGCGACATTATATATCCTAATTGGCATTGTGGTTTTTTGTTTGATTTTAACAATAATCACAGAAATAAAAGTCGTTAACTTTATCAACGGCTTTGAATACGTTGAGGAAACAGAATACGAAATATCGCAGGATAGCAGCGGCACGAATGTCGCTGTTATCGGTGAAAGAAACGAGGTGAATACATATGGGGCAGAAAGTAAAAGTAACGAAAAAGAAGTACTGGAGACCGAAAACAAACTCCGGAGCAAAGAAAGTAACAGTGAAAAAGGCAAGCAGTAAGCCGAAAAAGTGAGGTATCACGAATATGAAAGAAATTTTCACAAAAAAATGGCTCTATGCCGCTCTGATAAGAAGTCTCAAGACTTGCTGTCAGACTGCAATCGCAACCATAGGAACGTCAGCGGTGATTGAAGCTGTTGACTGGAAAATAGTAGTCAGTGCATCGCTTCTCTCAGCTCTGCTGAGCATACTCACAAGCGTTGCAGGACTTCCGGAAGTAAAGGAGGATAATTAAAAATGAATAGTCCATATATGGGAAAATTCAGAGTAACACAGCAGTTCAAAGGTGCAGAGCATGACGGACTTGATCTTGTCGGCATCGACAGCAAGGAAATTCACTCAACCGTTACCGGTACGGTAGTTTTCGCAGGCTGGGAAAATCCGGCTGACCACTCTCAGGGCTTCGGACAGTATGTCTGCATCAAGGGAAATGACGGAAAATTCTATTATTTCGGACATCTTTCAGAAATCAAGACGAAGTACGGAAGTGCAGTCAACTGCACGGACGTTATCGGCATTGAGGGAAGCACCGGCTACAGTACCGGAAGCCATTGCCACTACTGCTGTCGAAAGGCTCATGCTCGTGGAAATGCCTTTGATATCTCTGCTATATCCGGTATACCTAATGCTCTCGGTGTTTACGATGACGGATACCGTCCTGGAACGTCAGCGCCCGCAACAGCTCCGGCAGAGCATACGAAAGAAGAACTGCTCGCAGAGCTGAAAGCACTCTGCGAAAAATACTCATAATCTTTGATAAATAAAAAACAGCAGAAAATGAAGAAAGCCTCCGGTTTTTGCCGGAGGCTTTTTTTTAAAGTGAGGGGAAAATTCTATTGAATTTTTCCTTTAAAGGAAAGGTGGAGCAGGGAAAAAGTTACGGTGAAGCGGTACACGTTCCGGCAGCGGATGAGCCAAGCAAGTGATCTGATGCAGGCAACGAAGTCAGCTATCAGGATAGTTGTCAGGCTGATTGATAGTACGTGATTTTCGTGTGATATTTTGTGTGATATTTGCTTTCAAAACGCTTGAATCTTGTTCAAAAAACTTTGAATTTTAAAATAAAAGACTTGAATTTTAAATTATAAAAAATCCCGATATATCAGCAGTTTACAATCCAAACCGCCGTATATCGGGATTTCTCGTCTGGCGCAGTGGGTGGGATTCGAACAATCCCACAACTACGCAGTATAGCCTTCAAACATCAGTCGTGTGATATTTCATGTGATATTCGATCTAAAACGCCATTAAAATAGTCATTGATTTTCTTGTCTGCTGCCTTACGCTCGGCGCTGAAAGTATGCTGATACACGTTTTTCAAGGTGCTGGTTGTCGACCAACCGCCACGCTCCATTGCGTACTTATCAGGAATACCAAGCATGAGCATGACGGATGCGTTTAAGTGCCGTAGATCGTGAAAGCTCATGTGTTGTACTCCACGCTTTTTCAGACGGCGCACAAATCGCATATAAAGCGCATGATCTTTTATGGTAGTAAGATACTCTTGCTCTGCCGGAAGAGCTTCAACGAGTGACAGTATGTAGTCAGGAAGCTCTATCTGACGAGTTGATTCTATTGTCTTAGTGCTATCCTTCTCGATATGGGTATTATCTGCATTGACTATAGTTCTCTCGATAGTAATTACGCCATCAACGATATCAGACTTTTTCAGCCCTCGAACTTCTGACATTCGGAGACTGCACCACATAGCCAACAAACAGGGAAGTTCAATCTCGGTATTGTATACGGCTCGCCATACTTCTTCGACTTCCGGGATATGCTTAATTTTCTTTGGGATCTTCGGCAGTGTTGTCCGAAGTCTCAGCTCCGGAGCATAAACACCAAGCGCTGCTGAAAGCAAGCCATGAGCGTTGTGAATTGATTTCGGCGACATTGTAAGAGCAAGTTTATTTACATGAGCTTGTATATCTTGTTGTGTAAGTTCGCTGATATAGATATCACACAGCCCTGCAAGGCTTGTTTTCCTGTACTTCCGATAGCCTGATATTGTTGTCGGAGAAAGGATATTTTCTTTCAAGGCTATATACTCATCAATGCACTCTCCAACAGTTCTCCCCTGCTCTTTCTTTCGCTTCTGCCCAAGCTGATACTCACGAGCCATAAGCTCTGCTTCAGCTTTGCCGGCTTTTCCGGGAAGCTTTGAAGTAAAAGAAAGATACTTCTTTGTCTCACCGTCATACACTTGCACACGCC